AACAAATGTAAGGGTTTATAAGCCCACGTTTGTCGGCACCCACCTCTTGACTATCCGGCTATTATACCGGATGGACGAGTACTCAAGATGGTCTTTAACCCTACTTACAAGTGGGATTAGGTGGCCAACATTTTCCTCCCCCTCCATAATTCGCGGAGTGAGGAAGAATTTGAGTAACGCGGCGTAACCGTTTAACCGATCCCGTCTTTTCAACGGGGTCAGTGCATAAGCATGAGTTTCAAGCCTATGCAAGCTATGATTCCAACGAGTTGCAGTCATAGCGTCCAAACGGGAATGCCACCCTAGTGTACCTGAATCCCGACCGACTAATGGGAGACGTTTCTTAATCCGTCTTTCCACTTCGTCCTTCAGGCAGGCGCTGGTAGAGTAGAGGCATTGTAACCACATGTGGTTACTAGCAGCTACTAAACTGGCTATAACATCAGGGTCTCGAGAGGGAAGATCTGGACGATGCCGAACATAAAGAGGAGTCACATCGACTCCTCGGAATGCGTCGACACCGCAGCTCTCCTTGAAGTTTCCTTTAAGGTAGCTCTTATCGACATTGACCTTAAGGCCAAAGGCGGTAAGCCAGTCCACGCACTGATGCGCATATTCGGACTTGATGATGATATCATCACCAAATACGCGAATACACCTAGAAGCGCGCTTCACTGCCCAGTATGATGGCACACGTTGGCCATACTGTACACGAGTTATCGCCGCGATGCAAATCATGGCGAAACAAATGGACTGAACTGGGAAAGTGAGAGCGTTACCCATACCGGCAAATTTGAGTATGCGACATTGCGGACTATCGTCCGCTTGTATCAACTCAGATCGGCAATCGATCATATGCCCAAGAAATTGAGCATGACGTCCAAAGACTGACTTAACGAGCTTTAGGCTCAGTAAATCAGACGCGGACTTCAAATCGATAGTTGCCCAAGTGTCGGTTAGGGAGCCTTCCAGAGCGAGCTTTTGATTCTTACTCTGGTCGGTTAAAGCTAGGCAATTACTGAGTATAGCGCAACGTGATATACTATCACGTAGTACTATGTTGAGCCCTTGTTGAATAAATTGATTCTTCGCGGGTTCAACAGTAATTGTTCTTCTCGATGTCGAATTCTTCGGCACAGAGATTAGCCTAGCAGTGCTTCTAGAAGCTCTGGTGTTGAAGGTACGTTCACAGTCAGCGAGGTTAAAAACTTCGCGGTCATCCAGACTTGTTAGGATGGCCTCAAAGTCATCAAACCCGTAGCTATGAAGGTCGAACTCATCATTCTTTATGAGTTCAACCAAGTGCAACCACTTCTGATTGCCCTTTAATCCTTCAGCAACAGCTCCAGGCCCATGTTTGTATCTACTTGACCTTAAGGACGTAGAATTTATATCCTTAAGAATGTAGGAACAAACAAGTTCGAGGTAATGGATTCCGGTAGGATCATTAACATGATCCTGCACGTACCCATCACATTCGAAAAACGCAGCTTTAGCTTTAACATCCAACAGAATGTTGGCGTCATCACCGAGCTTTGTTTTCTTAAAGATCAAAAGAACCTGACGTAGGTTCTTTACAATGCAAGAATTAGCATTGTCTTTAAGAAGGCCTGAGACCGGATCGAAAACTTCACAGAACATACCCTGCAAAAGTGCTGGGATTGCTCCCCCGACGATTGTTTTAAAACCGTCTGGGCAGGTGAACTGGCCACAAGCCAAACCTTTATCAAGGGCTTGGCATAAGGCTGGTAAGGCTACGGCTAAGAATCCGTAACCCTCGTTTTCGAACCTGTTCTTGATCGTGACAAAGTCACGGTCAAGGCCTTTCACATCTGGCTCTAACCTACGAATGTCACTCCATAGGCTTTCGAGGAGCACAATCGGACTTTTCATAGTTTCCTCCTTGAGGTAGACTATTCCGAGTCCCAGGCTCCAGATCATCGGCTGGAAATTTTAGCCGATTCTCAGCACCCAAAGAAATTGGGTCATTGGCCGAGCGTGAACAACCCGCTGCGAAGATCGCCAACAAGGCGATGAAAGCAGTGAGAAGTAAAGCACGGATAATGAAAGCAGTGAACAAGTCAGTACGGTAAGAACTCCCAGTATCACCCAGAGTGGGCTTACTTTCAAGAGTTTTACTCATGACTGAAATGTTAGCAGCTTCGCTGTCGTGACCTCAGAATCGTCCCTGAAGTCCGTAAGGGCTTTCGCCAACGCAACAACTTCAGCGTCGGTGAATCCGAACGGAGGACGGGCGATACTGAACGAACAAGAGCAAGCTACGCTCTTGGTCAAGCCGGAGTAAGGATCCGTTGCATTCTTCGTTTGCGTGATTTTCACGTAATGACGATTGCCGGTCTTACCCTTTGAGTGATTGATGATAACGGTATAACCGTTAGCACCCGTATCAACTCTCTCTGAGCCATACCCATCACTTCGAACGACCGCAAGGACGAGCGAAGGAGTGGGCGCAGCTGCAGCGACGGTAACGGGATCTGGTAGCATGGGAGACTCCTTGTGGATTATGAATGGTGCTTAGCCGCCGGTATGACGGCTACGCTTAAAAGAGGAGCGCTGCGAAAGCAGGGCCCCTAATATAGACTGCTGGTATGGCGTCAGAGACGTTGGGTCAGCAGTTGTATTCACATCTAGCACAGTCGACAAATCCTTACGATTTTGGTAAGTGAAGTGTAGTACAGACGTATGGTTATTCCTAACAGAAGTGTTAGTAGTAACCGGCGGCTGAAAATCTACAGCAAATGTTGTCGAACTGGGAGTGGTTGACGCAAAGTTTGTGGTTACTTTACCAGTAGAAGAAGCGGTAAGGAAACCCCAGTTGATTAGCGATGGATCATGATTGATGTTTTCGATAACTTCGATATATCGATCAAGGCCCGTAAACCAATCAACTAGCCAGGTCCAAGGCATCAGATTATAGATGTCTATGAACCTAGGATAAACTCCGAGTTTAGTTGCGAACTTATCGTAACGTAAACTTGGAACATCTACGTCGGGGAAGCGAAAGGTCGTGTTAATGACCATACGCAGCTCCACTTCACGATCAACTCGAGACTCAATAGTCGGGAGTGTATCGTGAAATAAGTAGGTGTCATACGTGAACCCTGAGATCCCACTATCAGACGAAGCGTAGTTACGCTTCGTGCGATAGGTCGTTGGCTGGCCTGCTCGAGCGAGAAGAAAATTAATTTGCTTCCCGATCTTCGTAGGCGCAGCAACGAGATCCACAATGTCCTTATATGTCTGCTTCCATCCAAAATGGTATGATAAATACTCATTCGGGATATCCTTCAGAGAGGTTTTCAAGCTCATAACGAACTTGCGAACATCTGTTGGAATATGTTTAAGGGAAGCGTCAAGCTGAGCGAGGTGCTTCACCGAATCTCTTAATGAGAGAATCGAACGAGGCATATCTCGTAGCTCGATAATGTTACGGAAGAGTGAGTAATTGCGATTTTGGGGATTGGTATCCTTATACATCGCTAAGACGTGCTTCTGCATGAGAGCATTAGCAACGGCTTTCTCTCGAGTAACAATACCGTCAAAGGTATTGCGGGTCAGATAAGCTGCTGAAGGTGTATACTCCATCGATTCGCGGTGGGTCGTAATGAAAAAGGAATCATGCGGCCACACGTTGTTTTTGAAGTAAGTATACATATGACTATCTCTAGCCGTAGAGACGGTTTGTCGGGATGGTGATGAGAGAGAGGATTTGAACTTTTCAAACTCTCCAACATCAGAACCAAACAACCGCGTGCGTCTAGTTGTGTCATTAGAAGTGTCAGGAATGACGGCTTGGGTTGTTAAGACCGAAGTATTGTCATTATTGACAACCGGCGGATGAAGTTCTTGCGGACCGTATTGACCTGGGATGTTTTGCCAATTAGAAATTGGTGATTCAACCTGAGTCGTTACGTAGAGATGAGACTTTCTGTATTGTAAGACAGAAGCCGTAGCTCTATAACGCAAGCGATTCGCTGGGGTAATAACTCCGAGTGAAAGCTTGAACTGCGATAACGGATCGAAGGCAATAGCCAACGACTGTATCACAGAGGCAGGCATCCACTGAAGAATAAAACCTTCTAATCCAGTAGCTGCTTTAACACGCTTTAGATACCGATACTCATATAATTTATGAGGATCATAACCCTCCGGCAGTCCACGAGAATCAACTCTTGGGCCGTCAGTGAGTTTTATCGGCATCGGCGTGTCTCCGTAAGATGTGAAAGGCAGACCTCAATCATAAGCCAATTGAGATCATAGTGGACTTTCCACTAGTG